TGTCGAAAAGCTCATGGGCGGCCAGCTGGCCGACATGTGCTGGCAGGATCCGCCCTACAATGTCGACTACGGCAACAGCGCCAAGGACAAGATGCGCGGCAAGGACCGGCGCATTCTGAACGATGCCCTGGGTGACGGCTTTGCCCAGTTCCTCTATGACGCCATGGTCAACACGCTGATGGTGACCAAGGGTGCCTGCTACGTGTGCATGAGTTCATCGGAGCTCCACACGCTGCAGAAGGCCTTTACTGATGCCGGCGGCAAATGGTCGACCTTCGTCATCTGGGCCAAGAACAATTTCACGCTCGGACGAGCCGACTATCAGCGCCAATACGAGCCCATCCTCTATGGCTGGAAACAGGGCACCGACCATTTCTGGTGCGGCGCCCGTGACCAGGGTGATGTCTGGTTCGTGGACAAGCCCCGGGTCAATGACCTCCACCCAACCATGAAGCCGGTGGAACTCGTCGAACGCGCCATCACCAATTCCTCGAAGAGCCGCGACATCGTCCTCGATCTTTTTGGCGGCTCCGGCTCCACCCTGATTGCCGCTGAACGCACGGGCCGCGCCGCGCGGCTGATGGAACTTGATCCGAAATATGTCGATGTGATCGTGACGCGCTGGCAGGACTACACCGGCAACAAAGCAGTGCTCGATGGCGAGGATCGGACGTTCGACGACCTGAAAGATGCACGGACGCCCAAGTCGAAGGGTACCGCCTGATGCATCCAAATTAAATTTGCCACGGCTCGGGCGCGTCTGTCGCATCACGTGTCGCTAACTGCGGTGAGTGCCGCCTGAACTGCGCCATAGGATCAGAATACCCCCAAGCTGCGAACCGCTTGCAAATTTTTTGAGCGAGTTGTAGCCTGCTCCGATGAATTTGACGGGGAAACAAATGAATAGTCATCTAAAGTTCGTAGTTGTTTCTTGTCTGGCGATTTTGCCGACTACGGCAGTGATGGCTGCAGATGTTGGAACGCCTGGCGGGATTGACTGGTCCGGACCTTATCTGGGCCTTCATGGCGGATACTCATGGGGCAGTTCGGAATCTACTTATGATTATGAGTTGTTCCGAACGTTAGCTGGTTCAATTGAAATGGAGCCTGCGGGATTCTACGGCGGTATTCAGGCAGGTTACAATTATCAAACAGCATCGAATTGGCTACTTGGCATTGAGGCCGACCTTGCTCTCGCCTCGATAAGCGATGAGGTCACAGATGAGCTTGGAAACCTCGATGGCTCGACGATTGATTCCATCAAGGCCGAGACCGATTGGGCAGGTACACTTCGTATGCGCGTGGGCTATGCCGCTGACAATGTCTTGATCTTTGCAACCGGCGGTCTCGCCTTCGCAAACTCCAAGGTGACGTCCGTTGATTGTGATGCTGGTAACGTAAGCTGTAGTACCATTTCCGACGAGCAGATGCTCACGGGTCTTGCTCTCGGCGTTGGTGCTGAGTTGATGCTGACTGAAAGCGTTTCTGCTAAAGCTGAGTACCTCTACACCGACTACAGTGCTTCGAAGTATTTTGCTGATGACCTGTGGAGTTCGGAGTCTGAGTCCAGCTCTCATAATATCCGCGTTGGCATAAACTATCATTTCTAGCAGATCGCGAGGCGACAGAAGCCGCCAGTTGCCCGACTGGCGGCTCGTCTTTTTTGTGCGGATGGTCAGGCCAGACGATACACTCTGCCTCTTACCTCCACCTTCTCGGAGTCGATGGCGAGGCCAAGCTTCTTTTTCAACGCTCCGGCCAGAAAGCCTCTGGTAGTGTGGCTAGCCCATCGGGTGGCATCGACGATCTCGGCAATGGTTGCTCCCTCGGGGCGACTCAGCATCTCGATCACCAACGCCTGCTTTGTGCCCTCGCGAGTTTTGCGCTCCCGTGGTGCGGTGGCGGGTACTGGCTGGCTTGATGCCTCGGCGGCGGCGGCTGGCGCTTCCTCGGTCTCTTCGCCGCGTGTGGCCGCCTGTGGGGCCGTGTCTGGCTCGACCGCAATGGCCTCGAGCCCCGCGTCGGTGATGATGAGGGTCACGCCGTGCCCATCCGCGGTCTCACGCCAGACCGGGTCGTTCAGCTTGCGGTTGGCATCGACCTCTTCGAGGAGACTCTTCTCGATGAGGTGCTTGATCACCTTGATCATGGCTCCGCCCTTCAGGCTCTTCGGGAGAGGCAGGGCGAGGCGGTCGGTGCGCTGCGATGCTGCGCTGAGGATGATGCGCTGAGTGTCGGTGAGTTTCGTCATGGGTCTGCTCCTTGCGGGTTGCGGACCGGCGGTGTTGCCGGTTCCTACGACCGCGCGCCCCGCGCATGAGGCGGGGCGGAGCGTTGGTTGCCGCAAGCAGTTACTCGGCGTGCTCGCCTTCCTTGAAGGCGGCGTCGGTAATGCGCTTCAGGAGCCCGGCATAATGTTCGAGGTCGCCGACATGGCCCCAGTGGAGGGTGTCTGGGTCGGCGTGGAAATGCTCGTCACTGAGGGCTTTGAGGCGGTCGAGCATCGTATCGATCTCGGTCTTCCTGGCGATGAAGGCGGCAAGCGCCTCGCTGTTGTCGGTCGGCCAGTTGCGCATCGGGGGCTCCTTTGTTGAGTCCATACATGCTTCATCGGAGCGTGAAGCCAAGCGGAATGGTCGATCATTCCATTGCTATTGTTGAACAATTTCGGGCTGGGCGGTCATGACGGAGCAATCGGGCCTGATCCCCATCGGCCAGGCGGCACGGCTGTTGATGATCTCGGAAGAACGCATCCGCCAGCTCGTCAAACAGGGCTATGTGCCAAAATCCGAAAAGCGCGGTTACGTCCAGCTGGTCGGCGCGGTCCAGGGCTATCTCAAATACCTCAAGGAGGATGAGCGCCGCTCGACCAGGTCGGCGGCCGACAGCCGGGTGCGCGATGCAAGGGCACTCGAGATCGAGCTTCGGATTGCCGAGCGCACGCGGGACCTGATCCCGCTCGAGGATGCACTCACCGACATGGCGGAGCTTGCAGGGCTCGTGCGCTCGGAACTGGCGGGGCTGCCCGCGCGGCTCACCCGCATCATCGACGAGCGCCAGAAAGTTGAAACGGAAATCGATGGTGTCCTCACGCGCCTTGCCGAGCGAGCCGCTCAAAAGGCTCAAAGCCTGGAGGCTGGCCGAAGCCATCCTACGGCCGGCACCCCGGCTGCCACCTGACGAATGGGCGCGTATCAACCGAATTTATCCGGAGACCTCGGGTCTGCCGGGGCCACGTGATCCCTCGATTACGCCCTATGTCATTCCCGTGGTGCGGGCCGTCCATGCTGGCCATCATAAGCGGGTCGTCATGGTCTGCGGGGCCCAGATGGGCAAGACCGACGGACTGCTCGATATCATGGGCGCCCGTCTCGATCAGCGACCGGCACCGATCCTCTATGTGGGTCCGATCCGGGATTTTCTGACCGACCAGTTCGAACCGCGGCTGATGAGCCTCCTCGATGAAGCGGAGACCCTGGCGGCGAAGGTTGTCCGCGGCCGGCGCATGAAGAAGACCCTGAAGGTCGTGGCCGGTGTGCCGGTGCGGCTTGCACATGCCGGATCTTCGGCGGGCCTCAAATCGAGCCCAGCGGCACTGGCCCTCGTCGACGAGTATGACGAGATGCTGGCGAACGTGAAGGGCCAGGGCGACCCACTGGGGCTCGTCGAAGCCCGCGGCGAAACCTACGCCGACTTTGTCACGGCGATTACCTCCACTCCCTCGCGCGGCCTGATCGAAACACAATTCGATGAGCGGAGCGGGCTCACATTCTGGAAGCCGGGCGATCCGGAGTCGGTTGAAAGCGCCATCTGGAAACTCTGGCAGTCCGGCACGCGCCATCACTTCTGCTGGCCGTGTCTCCACTGCGAGAAGTATTTCGTGCCGCGCTTCGAGCAGATGCGCTGGCCCGAAAACGCCACCCCGGCGGAGGCGGCGAAAGCGGCGCAGTTGCAGTGTCCCCACTGTGGCGGCCTTCACCATGATGACGACAAGACAGAGATGAACGTCCGGGGGCTCTATGTGGCGCCCGGCCAATGGGTCGAGGACGGCGAGGTTCGAGGGGCGCCGCCAGAAAACGCCGTGATCAGTTTTTGGGCGAGCGGGCTTGCCAGCCCCTTCGTCACCTGGGGCACAAGGATCGAGCGCTATGTCCGAGCCCTTGCGTCGGGGGATCCCGACCAGCTGCAGACAGCGCTCAATGCCGGCTTCGGCGAATGTTACACGCCGGCTTCGGGGCGCGATGCGCTGGACTGGCAGGAGATATTGCAGAGGCGGCAGCCCTACCGGATGAAGGAGGTGCCGGACGGCGTGTTGCGCCTCGGCATGGCCGTCGATGTGCAGAAGCTGTCGCTCTACTACACGATCCGCGGCTTCGGCTCGCGCGGTCGGTCATGGCTCATCGACCGGGGGCAGTTGTTCGGCCCCACCGATGATGACGAGGTCTGGAACGCCCTTGCCGATCTCATGCTTACGCCGATTGCAGGCCTGCAGATCGAGCGGGTGTTCATCGATTCGGGCTTTCGGCCCAACAAGCCGGATGGCGGCGATGAGCACAAGGTCTACGAGTTCACGCGCCGCTATCCCTGGCTGGTCTCGCCCACCAAGGGGCGGGCCACTATGTCGCCGCCCTACCGGGTCTCGAAGATCGAGGTGACATCGAAGGGAAAGCAGGCGTCCTACTCGATCAATCTCGTCTGGCTCTCCACGGACTTCTTCAAGTCGCTGCTGGTGTCGCGGATCCGCACACCGCTCGACCAGCCCGGGTCCTTCATCGTGCCCGACGACATCGACGAGGATTATGCAAAGCAGCTCGTATCAGAGGTGCGCGTCGTCGACGGCGCCACGGGCAAGCCGCAATGGGTGCAGCGATCGAGGCAGAACCACTATCTCGACTGCGAGGCGCTTGCGATGGCGATCGGCTACTCGCTGAACGTCCAGCGCATTCCCGAAGGCATGCTGCGGGAGCGCAGCGAAACAGCGCTTGCCGACGCGCAAGGCCACGAAATCAGGAGCAAGTCAGAGGCGGTTACCGCTCTCGCAGTTGCCGCTGCTCCTGACTTGCGCGCCCGCTTTGCCGGGCTTTCCTCCCGTTTGAACAGGTGACGCATGGGCATGTTCGACATGGTCCGCGACTGGTTTGCCCCAGCCCGCGGCCGCAACGTCATGCCGCCCGCCATCCGGGCCGACTTCATGCGCGGCAATCGCGGCGTGGTGTTCGGCGGCTGGCGCCCTGCCCTGCGCGAAGCCGCTGACGATGTCGGCGCATCCTGGGACATGGCAGCGGCACGCACCATCGATCTGATCCAGAATTCCGGATGGATGGCGGGCGCCCTCGATCAGGCGGTCGCCAATACGGTGGGTACCGGGCTCCGGCTCAAAGCCATGCCGGAAAACGACCTGTTCGGCATGAGCAACGCGGAAGCAGAAAGCTGGGCCCAGACCGTCGAACAACGCTGGAGCCTGTGGGCCAATCGGCCTTACGAATGCGACATCGAGGGCCGCCGTTCCTTCGGCCAGATACAGGCCGCTGCCTTCCGCTCCTGGTTTGCGACCGGTGAGATCTGGGCTGAGCTGCCCTGGCGCGAGCGGCGGGGTGGCCGTTATGGCACCAAGGTGCGGCTCGTTCCGCCGCACCGCATTCCGCGCCGCAGTGACAGCCAGCGTGGCATCGTGCAGGGCGTGCGCATGGACTCTGACGGCATGCCCGTTGGTTACCTTGCCACCTGCAAGGATCCATCCCTTGGTACGGTGGAATATGATGTCAGCGCCCGCGATGAGTTGGGCCGCACCCGGGTCATTCATGTCTTCGACGGGATGCCGGGGCAGATCCGGGGCATCAGCCCGCTCACCCCCGCGTTGCAGGTGGCGCGGCAGTTCGACCAGCTGTCGGACGCGACGCTGACCGCAGCGATCCTGCAGACGGTGTTTGCGGCCTCCATCACCTCGGACGAGCCGACTGAAGAGGTGCTCGCCGGTCTGCTGACGCCGCAGGAACAGGCAAGGCTGTCTGCAAGCGGTATTTCGCCGTGGGACGCCTATGTGCAGGCGCAATCGGGCTGGTACGACAACGCCACCATCAACCTCGGCATCAATGGCCGGATTGCGCATCTGTTTCCGGGACAGAAGCTGGAACTTCACCGGGCCCAGCATCCGCATTCCGATTACCGGGACTTCGCCGCCCACCTCCTGCGCGAACTGGCCCGCTGCATGGGTCTCACCTATGAGAGCGCCACGGCGGACTACACCAACGCGACCTATTCGAGCGTGCGCATGGCCACGGGCGAGATCTTCCAGATCACGCTCTACCGCCGCGCCCATCTTGTCGCGCCGTTCTGCAATGCCGTCTACGAGGCCTGGCTCGAAGAGGAGATCGTCCGCGGCGGCATCCCGTTTCCGGGTGGGCTAGAGGGCTTCCTTGCCAACCGCTCGGCAGCCTCCCGCGCCATCTGGCGTGGTGCGCCCAAGCCCCAGGCCGACGATCTCAAGATGGCCAAGGCCCACGAGATCTGGTGCCGGCTCGGCGTCATGACGG